AAAGCCCGGCATTGAACCAACTGGCCTGCTGTCCGGCACGATCACTCCAGAATATACGCCGCTCGCATCTGAAATCGGCCTGCTGTCACGCAACATCCGCGCTGTTGATCTGCCTGTAATGGGCGAACAGCTCAAGCGCAACTTGCCTGCTGTGGCTGCATCTGTTCCCGGCGCTGCTCTGGACATCTTCAATCTGCCGACTGCTGCTAGAGAATACGCAGTCCGCCAGTTCCGTGGTGAGCCTACTGATAACGTAGAGTTCTTCCCGGCATCCGGCCAGTCTTACGACCTTACTCGTCAGGGCATGATCGGCTTGCTAGGCGAAGCGCCAGCATTCCCAAATCCGCAGACCGAAGCAGCGACAACCTTGACGGAAATGCTTGTTCCGATTCCTGCGGCATCAGCGCCAAGAGTCCTCAAGGCAACCAGAGACGTCGCTAACAGGGCCGCAGAAGCCGTAGAACGCTCACCAATAGGCCAAGGCATCCTTGCTATGCAGGAACAGCGCGGAATGCCTATGTCTCAAATGATGGCTGGAGAAAGGGCGGCAACCGCAAACCTAGAAAAACTAGACCAAGCCAAATCTTTAATGAAAGAAGGCGAAGAGCCTAAAAACATCTGGGAAAAGACCGGCTGGGCAATAGGCGAAGACGGAAAGTGGCGATTTGAAATTGACGATTCCGCTTCTGCATTATCAGGCGGACAAGAAAGATTTGATAATTTGCTCTTTTCTCGTTACCAGCAATTAGTCCGAGAAGGCATAAAGAAAAGCGATGATCCAGTTTACCTTGAAGATGTGTTCTACCATCCAGATCTTTACGCAGCGTACCCTCAACTAAAAAGAGCTGAAATTGAGGTTCTTCCAGAAACAGAAAGAGCAAAAGGAAAACGCAGCGGAAATATTCTTGGCATTCGCGCTGACTTGGGCCAAGGAGAGGCTAGAGAAGTCAAATTGCATGAAATACAGCACATAATTCAGGAACTTGAAGGGTTTTCTCCCGGCGGTTCTTGGCGTCAGTTTTACCAAGACCCACAAGAATTGGTTGCAAAATACCAAACAAGAATCAATGAACTAGAAGGTTTGATTCCTGAGCAATATGGCAAGCCCGGCTGGTCTGAACTCGTCAGAGAGCGCGAAGACCTTATGAACCGTCAGAATGCCGCAAAGCGCATGACTCCAGAAATGGCACAGAATAAAGCGGAGCTTGAATACTGGAAGATGTTCGGCGAAGCCGAGGCTAGGCAGACATCAGCACGAGCTGATATGACGGCGGAACAACGCGCCAAAATGTTCCCATACAAGCCTGAAGATTTTTATTGGCAGACCGGCGTTGGCCTTGACGAAACGAGCATTTCTCCACCAAGAACTACCGGCATTTTTGGGCAAGAGTCTTACGAACCAAAAAGCCTGCTAGGTAAACAACCATCACAGCTTGGCGAAAGGCCAACAAACGCCCCAGAAGGGCAAGCTTTGCAATTTTTGCATAATACTTCAGCAGAAAAGCTACTCCGCCAAGAACGTATGGGCGGCATGCCAATGCCGTCTGTCGGCGTTACCCGCGAAGACGTGCCGTTTGAAAGCTTTGGCGACATTACTTTAGTGGGCCGAAAAGAGGCGTTTGACCCACGAACCACCAGAACCAACGAAATCTTCAGCGCAGATGCCTACACCGTTCGCGCTCCACGCCCAATCCGGCTGGCAAACAAAGACGCATATTCTCGTCTGAAAGAAGAGTTTGGCGACGTTGCAGACCGCTTGGGCGACAGCATCATGTCGGAGCAATACGAACTCGAAGCCCTTTCTAGGAAGGGCAGTTCAACAGAGAGCGCATACGATAACGTAATTCGATTTTTTGAATATGACTATGTGCCTCGCGTCAAATTCCTAGAAGAAAAAGGAATCGAAATCCCGCGAAATAAAGATGGTAAAATTGACCGATGGGCCGCAGATGACATCGTAAACCAAGAATTTCGTGACGAATTTTTTGAGTGGGCAGATAAGAAAAAAGATGAATATCTGACAGGACAAGAATTGTTTATTACAAATCCTGACCGCGACTATGTCCTGCAAAAGCGAAGATACGCCGAATATACGGCAGATAATGTCACGAAGTACATGAAGAAGCGTTCTGGCCGTGGGCAAGAGGGCGGAATGGGCAGCACTGGCGTTGGCGCTCAACGTGCTGCAACGACCGAGCAGCTTCCTAGCATGAAGGCTATGCAGGAACGTAGAAGCGAGTTTGTCCCAAGAGACGAAGTTGAGAGACTGCGTGAGCAGCAAGAGCAAAATTTCTTTGATCTCACTGACGAACTCAGGAAATTCTACAAATACGACGCAAACAGCTTTAGCTATTTGGATGAAGTCTCAGAGATGATTACCCTTTCCGAACGCAAGGGGCTGTCTTCCGCCCTCAAAGAAGTTGGATTTAAGGATGTATCACCGGAAGTTGTTAAGAAAATTAACCAATATAAGGATTCGCTCAGATCGTCTCCGGTTCAGTATTTTGAGGCCAAGCCAAAACGCACTGTTCAGCTTGATGAATTTGCTGGTGCAATCGTCCCAGAAAAAACCCCGCAATCTGTAATCGACATGCTTGAGGCTAAAGGCATCAAGGTTGAAAAATACAAAAATGAAGAAGAGCGTCTAAAGCTGCGCAGCAAGTTCCCAAGCACTATGTTTTCTGCCGCCCCAGCAATACCGGGCGCAGGCTTGCTTGCAGATCAAGAAGATAAAGGCGAAAATCGTCCAATGCGCAGCCTAATGGATTTCTAAAATGGCAATCACAAACTACAGCAATTTACAGACCACCATCGCGGACTTTCTGAACCGCGACGATTTGACGTCTGCAATTCCGACCTTTGTCCAATTGGCAGAAGCCCAAATCAATCGGGACATCCGCCATTGGAAGATGGAAACCCGCGCAGAAGCCACTGTAGATGCTGGCGACGACTATATTCAGATCCCGGCTGATTGGATGGAAACCATCCGCATTGGCCTGACAGAAGGCGACACCTTCCCGCTGGATCTGATTAGCCGTGCTGCCCTGGCAGACAAGCGCTCAGGCGCGCAGAACGCTTCTGGCCGCCCACGCTACTACACACATGCAGACAGCCAATTCCGCCTGTATCCGACACCGGACGCAGATTACGACGTTGAGCTGCTGTATTATGCAAAAGTGCCTGATCTAGCAACCAACAGCACAAATTGGTTGCTGTCAGAAGCGCCCGACATTTACCTGTATGGTTCGCTGCTTCACACAGCTCCATATTTACAGGAAGATACTCGTGTAGGAGTATGGGCGCAGCTTTATTCGGCTGCGGTTGCACGACTAAATGAGGAGTCAGAACAGGCTCGATATTCTGGCTCCGGCCTAACACTCAAAGTAAGGGGATTGGGATGAGTTTTTCCAACTATCTTGAAACTGAAATTCTTGACCACGTTTTTGGTGGCAATGCTTATACCGCTCCGGGTACGCTGTACTTGGCGCTGTTTACCTCCAACCCAGACGAAGACGGTTCTGGCACTGAAGTATCTGGCACATCCTATGCCCGCACTTCCGTAGCGTTCACCGTGTCAGGCAATACCGCATCCAACACTGCTGCGGTTGAATTCCCGACTGCTGGCGGTTCTTGGGGTACTGTGTCGCATGTAGGCATTTATGACGCTTCTACGGCAGGCAACCTGATGGCGTATGCAGCACTGACCACGAGCAAGGCTATTGAGTCTGGCGACGTGTTCCGTGTACCGGCAGGCGACCTGGACATCACGCTGAACTAAGATGGCGCTGATACTCAAGGATCGTGTCAAGGAAGCGACTACAACAACTGGCACTGGCACTTTAACCCTTGCGGGTGCTGCTGACGGTTTCCAGTCGTTTTCTGCCATTGGCGACGGCAATACGACCTATTACGCCATCACAGACGGTACTGACTGGGAAGTTGGTATCGGCACATACACGGCTTCAGGCACAACGCTCAGTCGTGACACGATTCTTGAATCCAGCAACTCAGGCTCTGCGGTCGATTGGAGCGCAGGCAGCAAGGATGTGTTTGTAACGTATCCTGCTGAACGCTCCATTGTGGGCGGCATGGGCTACATTGAGAACGCTGCAACCATCACACAAAGCTCCACGATCAACGCAGGCCATAACGCGATCTCAGCCGGGCCTGTCACGATTGATGACGGCGTTTCTGTAACAGTGCCTTCGGGCAGCGTTTGGACGGTGGTGTGATATGGCGATTACCTTAGATGGCACACTAGGCATTGAACTGGTTGACGTAACCGGCGCGAA